CTGTGAGTCCAGCCGTTAAACCAGAAGCGGTTTTTAATGCACCAGGCAGGCCAGTCGTAAAATCACTTACGCCATATTTCGTGAATTCCTCAAGATATGATGGAACGGCCTGATTGGCGGTTGCTATTAATCGAGATAATTTGTCTTGCTCTACAAATGCCTTGCCCTCTTCAGACTGTCTTTGCGGGCCTGCTGGAGTTTTTGCTGGTCTAGCATTTTGAGTTGCAACAATTTGCCTTTGATTGTCAATTTCATTGATTACATCAATTGCTGCTTGCGAATTTGCAATAAGTGCTTTAGCATTTGCGCCCAATTCCTTTGAATCAAAACTTCTTAAATCTTTCGAAAAATTCTGTAAATCAGCTTTTTGAGCTTGGCTTAAATTTTCTACTCCAGTTGCAGATGCTGCTGCTATTGCAACATAATAATTATTTGCAGCTTCATTAAAGTTCTTTGGGCTAGAAGTGATAGATTTTTTAGATGATTCATTAATGAAATCTTTTTCAATCTGAGTGAGTCCTGAATAACCGATTTGATTAGCCGTCTGTATCAAATCTTTAAATTGCTGTAATTTTTCTTGGCTTGTTAATTTTGGAAGATTTTCAAGATTTTTTAAAACTAATGAATTATTGCCATTTCTTTCATTCTCATCCCATTGATTTATAAATCTTTTTTCTTTTTTACCATACTTATTGTAATGGTTAATTACATTTCCTACTTTGTAGCCATTTTTTGCGAGGTCTGGATATCTTGCCAAATAATATGCTGCATTAAATTCGGTTTGTGGCTTCTTAATTGCATTTGATAATACAGATGGATCAAAAGTCGAAATCCTTGATGCTCCAACTGATGAAAGTACTGAATCTAAGCTAGATGGAAGTAATGCAGGAGCTTGCGGAGGGGATGCCATAAATTTATTAAGTTATTTGCCTTTTTGCAGCCATTGATAAATAATCAACTGGAGCGACTCCAGTGCCTTGCTGTACTTCCGACGGAACTGCTCCCATTGGAGACTGACCATAAAGTCTTGCAAATTGCAAAGCAGCCTGCTGGCCGAGTGCCTGTTGTGTAGCAAAAGCATTTGGAGACAATTCAAATTGACGCTTCATCGCCTCAATGGATCTTTGCGGACCAAGTTCTCGCTCAACCTGGAGCTGAGACTGGGCTGCCCTTTGAAGATCCAAAGCAGCCATTTGCCTGTCTAGCTCGCGCTGGCGAGGTGCATACTTCTCGCGAATGTTTGTTTCAAGTTTTGCAATTTCAGGCTGAGTCTGAATATAAGTTTCCAATGACGATCTGTAGTAAAGATCATTCGCCTTCGCTGCCTCCACAGGATTGGGAGGCGGAGGAGCTGGAGGGGGAGATGGTTGTCCACCGCCACCCATATTAAGCCAGAGCCTTTCGCATGAACTTCATATAATCATATTCCTTTGCTTTTCCAAGACGTTTAAAAATTATTCGCTTGCGTGGGCCAAATCGATCCAAAAGGATCAATAGCAAGCTTTTGAGAGGATCAACCAACTCAGCCTTTTTAATACCACTAGTAGCACACAAGTCAACAAAGATGTCCTCGCCAGCCTCGTCATGGATATAGTGATCTGGATTAACTCCATAAGGAACACACCTTGCTAGGGCAACTCCATGAATTTCCCCATCCCTATCCCTTACAGTTCCCATAAGTCCCTTACTATCAAACCAATGTACCCAATCACTAAAGTTTGGCCAACTTGCTTCAGTAACACCGCTTTCTTCAAGAAATTCTACCTGGGTCATATATTTTGTTGAATCTGAATTGTGTCTGGATTGGCTGCAATAATTACGCCTCGAATAGAAAGCTTTTTTGTTGCAGCCTCAATTTTCAATTTAATATTGCGCCACTTGTTATATGATCTTAGGCTATCGGCTATTCGTTTTATAACACCCGCGCTAAATTGTTGTGGCAATATAAATGGAAGAGAAATTCCACTTGCAGATTCTGTATTAACATTTGTTGAAATAATAATGTCACTTGGATCTGTATCCCTTCGGATGCTTATTGTTGTATCTGTAGATCCAGAATTAAATAATTCAATTTCATAGTGCGATCCATATTTTAGTGCAAAACGATCATCAAGTTCATAAGCCTTGGTTGCAACCCTGCTTTTATAGCTAGTGTCAAAATCTCTAAATCCAGTATCGACATCAACAGAATCTGCATCTCTGTAATCTGTTAAATGACCTATTTTTGATGTTATTGTTCCAATGCAAAGTTTGATTGTATTTGTCGAGAATCCAGAACTAAAACTTGTTTCAATCATTCTTGCTGCAGCGATTTCCCACAATCCTTCAAAGGAATTGAAAATTGAATTGTACACCAATATATGACTTGGTTTGATTGCCGAATCTAGTGGTACGGCAAGAAGGTATCTATTGTTATGGAATGTTGCATTGCAGGTATCGATGAAGCTTCTATTAATCCTCGCAATGATGTCTTTAACTGGCTCGCTTATTGTCAATCCAACTGTTGAAAAGTCATCAGCTAAAGACCTTGAAATTGATCTTATTCCATCGTTTGCTAGAAACAATACATCCTTGTTTACGAGGGCAACTGATCTTCCTGCGATACAACCGATCCTGTTTGAAACTGTCTGAACAGTCCATTCTGCTGCGCTGTTTATAAGCGACAACACACTAGTTCCTGATGTAGTCGTTGTTCTTGGCGTGACATCAACTAGATAAATCTTATTCCTCTTGAACACTAGGATTTGGAATCCGTAGAAAGGCTGGATCGCAATAATGTCTTCGCCGTCATCTCCTCCAACAATAATTGAATTTGTAGTTTTCCATATCTCTGGGTCAAGAATGTCAGAGGCGTAAAGAGTGTTCCGATTTTCGCCTGTGCCTATTCCGAATAGGCGATTTGTGAATGATTTTATTAAGCGCAGGCCAGTAGGAGCCAATTGGGTTGAAATGTTTGCCGTGGCTGTTGCGCTGCTTCCGCCTCCGCCAGTAATTGTAACTGATGGAGCGGTCAAGTATCCAGACCCAGCGTTGGTTACTGTTATTGCCGTAACTTTATTTGATACAACAGTTGCAATTGCTGTTGCTGTTGTGCCATATCCAGCCGTTGGAGTTCCAATTGTTACAGTTGGAACGCTCGTATATCCACTTCCATCGTTTGTAACAGTAATTGATGCAATGCTAGTACCCTGGCGATAATTATTTGTTCCATCGGTAAACTGGAGATTGCTTGATCCGTCCGTCCAGAACAACTTGTTATTTAACTGAGCAAATTCTATTTGAGCTGATGAATTTACTACTGTCCCACCAGTTGTGGAAAATGTGGTTGAACCAGTGTTGTACTTATAAAGAGTTCCATTTGTCCCAACAACAATTGTCTCAAAATTTGGCGTATCAAAATAGAACATCCCCTGCACTGTATTGGCAGTAGAAAAACTTGTTGAAATTGTCTCAATCCCCTGGCGAGTTTGAAGGTTTCCATTTGGCGAAATGGTCATGTTAAGCAGCTCAGAAGCTGCGTTATCCGCAATAAGATTGGGGCTAATGCCAGATACCTGGCCACCATCAAAGCTTGGCGTGACAGCTACCGACAGTACATCATCTGTTGCATCCGTGAAGTACGGCATGGCTTTAGATGATCTCTTCTAAACCAAGTTCGCCAAGAGAGGTTGGGGTGATCTGCTTCATTCCGCCAACTTGGCTCAATTCGTAGTTCGCCATAGATGCCAAGTCGGTATTGGCGGTCTGAACAACAAGCTGTGCCTTTCCATACTGACGCTCACGCTCAAGTGCGTCTGCATGAGTCAGGGCAAGTACGACATGACTGACATGCGGAAGGCGAAGTTCGTCACCAATTGCGTTGCTGGTTGGGGGAAAGTCTACAACATAGTTCGAGCGAGTAAGGCATTGAAGCTTTTCGATAACTTTTAAAGTGGTTGTGCTGGTTGTATCGAGAGCAGGGTAAACATCAATTTCTGCAATACCAGAAGTGTTGCGTCCCTTGAAGTAATACGCCTGCGGTGTGCCAGTTCTGTCAATGTCAAGAAGATCTGCATCCTGTGATATAATCGTGGCAAGATCCATTGGGGTAAGTTCGTTATCTCCCCATGCAACGGAGAGAGGTGTCTCTACGCTTGTTCCGAGGGCTACTGTTCTGCTGGTTATATCTGTAATAGCATACGTCGAATTGGTAACAGTCTCGCGCCAGGGCGCAAAGTTCCAAACGCGCCGATAGTTTAGGGCTGCCGACTTTTGCAGAAACGTGATAGTATCAGCATCGGTCTTACCGATCTTCTCGCCTGCAAACTGAGCGATTTCTGTAATCGTCATTTTGCTTCTAGTGCTTCAAGCCTTGCTTCAAGGGAATCGTTTTTAGCTTTTAACTCTTGAATTGCCTTGACTAACCTTGCCTCTGTTTTGCTCCATGCGGTTATTGTCAGCATTCCATCGTCATTAACCCCTATTGAATCTGGATATACTTCCTGCATCTCCTGAGCAATAAACCCAATCTGGTGGCCAGATCCATCCTTGTAGTCAAATTCACATGGACTTAATGCGCATATATTGTCAATTTGACTTGGAAGTGCTGTGATATTTTCTTTTAATCTTCTATCTGAAGTAGAACCAAATGCAGCAGTATTTGCTCCGTTTGCGTTTATTTTTCCAGAATTAGTTGCTCCATTCCCTACTTGAAATAAGACAAAATTTTGATTTGTTGTATTGAGGGCATCTGCTTTTATCACAGAAACGGCTGATTGTGATGTTGATGATGTTGCAGTTATTTGGAATATTCCTGCTGATGTAGATGCAGATGTGGATACAGAATGAAGCAATGCGGTGGGACTGGTTACATTAATTCCAACATTTCCAGCAGAAGAAATTCGAAGACGCTCTGTTCCAATGGTGGAGAATTGAAGATTGTCAGTTGCGTGTTCGTACCTAATAATTCCTCTATAAGCATCAGTTCCTGTTCCGTCTGCAAAATGAACTGATCCTGTGCCAGTTGAAGATGAAACTATTGTCATTCCAGAATTAGATGCTCCAGATCCTACAACTAAATCTAGTGCTGCTGAATTATATGATGATGCAATTGAATTCTTTATCCCAACATTTCCATTTGAATCAATGCGGAGTCGCTCTGTTCCTGAGGTATAAAGACCAATTACCCCGCCTGTCCCTGCAAGTTGACCCATCTGTAATGTTGAATTATTTTCTGTGCAAAATACTCGCCCATTGTTTGTTGAGGTAACATCCATTACCAATCCGACTGTCGAATTGTCTGGATTCAATAATTGAATTTGTCCGCCTTCTGCGCCATTCGCGCGAAGCTGAACAGTTCCATTAACATCTAGTTTTGTGGATGGAGCAGTTACCCCAATCCCAACATTTCCACTTGAATCCACGCGAAGGCGTTCTATTGCATTTGTTCCTCCACTAAGAAAATTTGGCGAAGTGCCAATTCCAATTCCAAATCCACTTGTTGAACTCTCTCTAACTCCAGATATAAAACAACATTCGGTTGTTTGATTGGCATTTCTCCATGTTATTTTATTTCCATTATCAGGATAACTGCCTGAATTTTCAAGTCTAATTGTCTCATCTAGTGAAGATGAGCTTGTAACGGCATGAAGCTTGGTTGCTGGGCTAACAGTATTAATCCCAACATTGCCTGTGGCATCCTTGTAAATCTGCCCACTACCAATGTTGACCACATTTGTAGATCCAGTAATTGTTCCAAGGAATGTGGATGTGGTTGCGGAAAGGTTGGTAATCGTTCCGTTGGTAACTACTGCATTTGTTGATGTGGTTGTTCCAGCCGTAAGGCCAGTAATCGTTCCAGTAGTGCTTCTAAGCGTTGAAACAGTTCCAGTTGTTATATTGGCGGTGCTTGCGGTTAGCGTCTGAACTGTCCCATTGGTAATGTTGGCAGCAGTAGATGTGGTAGTTCCTGTCGTAATGGTTGGAATTGTTCCAGTCGTGCTATTAAGCGTTCCAATGGTTCCCCTGGTACAAGAAAGCGTTCCAATCGTGCCAGAATTGATGCTAAACGAGCATTCTGGATTAATCGTAGCATCCGCAATCAAAGCGTTAAGATTCGTATTGGTTACTGTGTCGTTTGCACTAAAGGTGGTTCCTGCTGTAAAATTCGGCATATTTTCTCCTAGTTGTTCCTATTTTTGATTACGTCCCAAGCCATTGAACATATAAGGCCAATAACGCCAGAGAGGGCTAGTATCCTAGTCCTTAAATGCTCCAGCGCATTAACCTTATTAGCAATGTCTGCGTAGTTTGCAAGTGACCTTTCTACCATAGAATAAAGCTGGACTTGACGCTCTTCCATCCTGGCGAGCCTAACTTCCATGTTCCAGACTTGTTCTTCGCTCATGGCTTAGTAGCCCCCAGGTCAGATGCAGCACTCATGTCACTGTAGCGTGGAAGGGCGTTGTTGTCTTCGTGCTTTGGCGAGCAGGAGGCAAAGGCAAGGCAGAGGATGGAGATGGTAATTAAATTCATTACGGAGCCGTGCTTATGCTGTTTCCATAAATTAAGTTATCCTTAAGTATCCTTGTCCCTTTAAATTAGACCATCCAAATCTAGGCAAAGAAGAGGACGAAGCAGAGGAATGATAAGCCCATCCTACACCAGTTTCACCATCGTCATCGCTATACAATGTCCAATTAGAACCATCATGTGATATAGATGTTGTGCCATTAGCCCAACTTCCTCCACCACCAGTAAGTGTTTGAGTTCTTGGTCCGTAGCCTGTGTCTGGATTCCAAAGACCCTTAATAATTATACTTGTTTGAGACAACGGAATTGTGGTGTTTGTGTAGGCACTAATTGTTGGAGCACCCGCACCATTGGGGACATTATAAGTCTCTGACAGCTCAACAGACCAACCAGAAGTAGGTAATGATGTTGAGGGTGCGGTGACATTAGCTATATATTTTATATAGACTATTTGTTCTTCTCCATCTGGCACAAGAGATTCATATTGTAGCCTCCAGACACCAGCATTAAAAGTAATCGAAGGCCCAGAAACATAAAAAGCATAATCTTGCTCATGGAAAATTGGGCCATACCAACTAGGAGGACTACCAGCCGATCTAATAAAAGGCACTCTAGGCGTATCTGGTCGTGTGCTAAATTGAACATCTATATTAGCAGTAGAAAGAGGTAAGGGTGCAGCCACTCCACCAACCTTGCGGATGTTTTGCGCTCCTAGTCCTAGAGATAGTCTTGGCATAGAGTTAAAATGCAATCACCCGCCAAGGGGTGGAACCTTTGGCGGTGTGGTTGCTTGAATCATTAACCAGCTATGTAGCCAATCACCTTGCCAGTTCCAGCCGTGTAGCTGTCGAACTCGCCATAGATGATGTTGCCTGATCCAATCGTAACGCCTGTCAGAGTGCCATCATATTTACCGCTGATCGCGCTAAACGTGGTATCTGAAAGCATTTGGATTGCCCAGTATCCAGCGGGTGCTGTTCCAGTTGTGCCTACGGAAAATCCGTATTGAGCCTGGAATTTATCTAATGCGCGTGACATTAGGTGTGGAGGGCAATCCGATAGGAAGTGCCGTTAAGAGTTACATTCAAGGACGCAGTGGCTGTTGCAACAGTATTAACTGTGCCACCGCTGGAACTTGCTGTAATCTCAAACACGTTTGTGAAGCCCTGGGTATCAAAGCGGATAGCTTTTCCCTTGGCTTTTCTTGTGCTTCTTACAAATTCATTCGCCATATTCTTAATCTCCTTTTCGACTCCAGGCACGTTTTACCTGATCCGCGCTGAACTCGCTTTTAAATCTACTCCCAAGCTTTTGTTCTTGTTTGTAGTACCCCTTCATAATATTTGTTTTATTAGACCCAAGTGGGTTGTCGAGGGGATCGCCAACACCAACAAGAGCCAAACGTTGTGGGACAGTAAACCGCTTCAGATACTTAGGGACTGAGTCCCTTTCAGCTACTGATTTTTCCAGTTCAACGACTGAACCATTTCTGGTATCGGTGTACTGGTAAATCGGCATTAGCTGTAGCTTTCCTCGTCGGCATTCTTCGCCAGCTCACGCATTTTGTCCTCCTCAGACATGTTGTCCTCTTCGTTATTCTCGGATTCGCCTTCGATCATGGCCTCATTGACCTTGATGTGAGCTACTCCGTTCTTAACCATTTGGACAACACCGCTGAGTTCAACTTCATCACCTTCAGAGGGAGGAACATTGTCTCCGCCATCATTAACTTCAAGCATCGACAATGGCAACATGACCATGCCTTTCGACATTTTCATATCACCACCTTCATTCATTCCTTCTTTCATTTGATCTCCGTTGGAAGGGGCTGGGGAGGTTTTATCCTCCCCAGCTTTCCTAGGACCCATAGCGATTACTAGGGTTCCCATTTAATTGTTTAGCTGTAGTTCGACTTCGCGAAGATCGCGCGGAAGAACGTAGTATCCAATTGTTTGGCAGCGTAGAACGTCTTGAAGGACGCTACTACACGTTGGCCGTAAGGATCGGATTTATCAGCAGCGTCAAGGATCGTTACCTTCGGTGAGAAGGGCGAACCAGAAGCAACGATTGAGCTTAAGCTAGGAACTCCAAAAGAGTTTCCACCTAAGAGCAAGTTGCCATAGACAGCATTGCCAGCAGTCGAAGCAGAAGCCACACCCGCAGCAGCGGTTGCGAACGTCTGGACGTTTGTGCTGGAAATAACTTTGCAGCCGAACAACGAACCAATTTCACCTTTGAAGATGGCATCAGGATTCGAGTAGCTCGAAACCTTCAACCAATCGTCATCCTGTTGGAGGTCACGAATGACCGCAGGGTGAGCGACAAGGACGTAAGAATCCTTGATCTTAGGCGCACGGCTGATGAACAAGGCAGTCGCGCCGTCGAGTAGATCGGTGGCGGTGATTGCGCTGTTAGCAACAGAGCTAGTTGCGAAGGTCGTGCCGTTTGTGCCGTTCTGGGCATAACGAGCATAGCTCTTCGTGGCAACGTTTGTGCCAGTGGAGGTGGAAGAGTCCTGAATCAGCGCGCGGTGACACAGAGTGTCCGCATGCAGAGCAGCGTCTTCACCCAACTGTTTGGTGGCCTGGGCGAGGTGGTTAAACAATTCCGTGGCGAGCAAAACGTCCGTGAGGACGATCTGGCTGCCGTACTGCTGGAGGGTCGCTTCAACAGTGGACAGGGTCAGCTGACGCTGATCCGAGCCATCGCTAACAGTCGTTCCTTCAGAGAGGGAGACGATCTTGTCAATCGCAGGATTATCAAACTTAAAGAAGCGGATAGTTTTGTTTCCGCCAGTTTTCGAAGGATACGCCACCTTCATTGCAAACTGCTCCATTTGGAGCAAGGGGAGCGCACGTTCCAAGAGCATCTTGGAAAAATACGCTTGGAACTGTGAGGACACAGATCCAGTAGTTACATAAGCCATTTTATTATTTTCCTTTTAAACAACTAACCTATTTTACGATCTATCCGCCTCTGCTGCCATTTTCATCAATTCACGACCTTGCTCCTCCGAGGAGAGTTCGTGAAAAGCTTTAACGCGAGCAGGGCCAGAAGGTTGACCGCTTGCAGGTGTCGTTGCCTTTCTTAGTTGAGTCACTTCGGACTCATACTTTGCAATCTTCTTTTCCAAGTCAGAGGCAGCGTCCGCTTTGAGCTTCATCTTCGCCAAACCGACTGCATCATTGATTCCGTTAGGATAGTTCCTAAGAATCGCATGTTCCTGCAGTAGCGTTGATACGGCCTTATACAGATTGCTCGAAGAATCCTTTAGTTCTGGATTCGAATCGACTTCTCGCAGGAGATTTTGATCCCAGGCGTTTTTCCATTCGGTCTGCGCCTTTTGCTCATTGTATTTCCTGCCATCAGTCTCAATCTCGTTGGCCTTGCTTTCAGCGAGTTTTGCAAGATCATCACGGCCTTCATCACGATAACTTTTTGCTGCTTCGCGATAGTCATCCGCGCTAAACTTGCTAGTGCTTGCCTTTGCTTCTTTCGAAGCAGCCTCTTGACTAGACCTTGCAGTCTTGGCTGCCTCAATAGCTTCTCTTTCGGTCTGGAGTCTTGCACGTTCCGCTTTGACATCGTCCCACTCTTTTGCGAGTCGAGACTGTGCCTTTTGGTACTTGCTTTGCTTCTTTTCGGAAGCTGACTCTGACTTGGGTTCATCAGATTGCGTTGTTAAAGAGCTTGTTGAGGTAGTTTCAGTCTTAGGGACTTCATCTACCACCGCATCGTTCGATGTGGATTTGGTTTCGGCATCTTCTGGAGTCGCAGGTGTCTCCGAGTTATCACTGCTTTCAACCTCCTGCTTAACTTCTTTAGTAGCCTCAACATTATCTTCTGGTACTTCATCTAAACCAGCGTCAAATGCTGCTGCCATCTTCAGCATATCAAGTTCAGTCGGTTCTTTGGAATCAGCCATGTTGACCCTTTCTTACACCGCGCCACAGGGAGTCATTCTGTGGCGTAGGTTAGTTGACAGCAGATTCATCGACACCATCCCTGCTGTCGAGGATGGGCGAGTTTTGTTTGGGGCTGCATAACGACTCAATTGTCGCCACACAACCTCGAAATCCTTTAGCATATCCACAAGCCTCTGCAAGTGAGTTCGCTTCTTTCTCTACTGCGGAGGCATTTTGGCGTAAGGTAAGGTTAAGTAAGATAAGACCAAGCTTCTTGCCAGTTAGACTACCAAGGAATCCTGTCAATGCGCGCTCGTCCTCTGCTTCCCATTTAGGTTCGTCTACCCACTCTTGGTGGCGTATAAAAGCCATAATTGCGCGTAGTCTTCTCATACTATGTACCCCCAGCTATCGCCTTGGAATAAGGCCAGGTAATCGCCATTGAAAGTCTCTGAGAGTGCCTGTCTTACTGCTGGAAAGCTAAAGTCGTGACCTGTCATGCATCCACCCTTTCTTAGCTTGGGTAACCAGAAATCTATGTCAGCACGCACACCTTCGTACCTGTGGTCACCATCCACATAAACCATGTCAAGCGATCCGTCAGCAACAAACTCAAGCGCATCAAGGCTCTTACCGCGAGAGAAGGTTACATTACCCTTTGGCCTTGTTCTTTCGGTAAAAGCATTGAAAACATCCTCCATTGGGCATTGGTGGCTTGCCACATCATTCGGATCGTACCCATTCTCCCAGGGATCAACTGCAAGAACTTCTTTGAAGTAATCTGCCAATACAACAGTACCTTCTCCGCTATAAGACCCAATCTCTACGCATTTGCCAATTGCACCATTCTGATTCGCCCACTTGCATAACTTGGCCAATCCTTCGGCCTGAAACGCATCGCGCATTACTGGTACTGCCATCCGCCAA